GATGTACTCTTCCATGAACGGAAGAGGGTTTGCTTTAGGGAAGGTCAGTGGGAAACCGAACTCCTTTTCAAACTCTTCACCGTACTGTTCGATAACTGCTTCAGCGATACCCAGGAATGCAAATGGAGTACCAGCAGAGAACAGAGACCAGTTTTGCAGACGACGGCAAGAACTACCTACCAGTTCACGACCATCACGGAACAAGTAACGAGACCAGGTGCATTCGGTACGAACGATTTCCGATGCCAGGTTGATTACCAGACCACGGCATTGTTCTTGTGCAATGCGACCACGTTCGGTACGATGCAGGTGACGCAGTACAGCTTCACCGTACTTAGAGTGGATCAGGTATTCATCCAGGCAGATCTTACGCACAGCATCAGCGATTGGTTGGTACGAACCAGCCTTGCCGATAGTGAACGTTACTGCAAACGAAGCCATGAACTGAATACGTTCCAGGAAGTACAGTGCAACGAAATACATGTAGATTGCGTTGTAAGTATCCTGGTCGTTTGGAACTTCACCCAGTGCATATTTGTGCGAGATGTAGTGTGCTCGTGCCATTACGTCAGCAACTGCCTTCATACGGCTTTGTGCTTCTTCTACAGCCATGATCTTATCTTTGATAACATCAGGGTCGACGAAAGAGTTACGAACGATCTCGGAGTACGTCAGAGCATGAACGTTTTCGTTATCATTGATCCGTACATAACCAGCCCACACACGCGAGTCAGTTACAACGTTAGCCAGGATACCGGTAATGGAACGAGAGGCAACCGAATCAGCTTCCCATTGCCATGCCAGAGTTTCGATCATGATCTCTTTTGTAGCCTTGGTACTTGGATCACGGTCAGCACTTTCGAACTCAGCCATGCATTGTTCAAATGGGAATTCGAACCAGCTCCAGTCTTGTTGACGCAGGAACAAGAACAGATCCCACAGGTCAGGGTAATGCGTGTGAATAGAATCCAACAGCCCAGGATCTTGACCCAGAATGATTTCCGGGATATGGTAGTCTTGCTTATCGGTGTTAAAGATCTTCCGGGGAAGCTGTGATACTGTTGACATGTGACGACCTCTTGGGGTATTGGATATGTATTAGATATATGCGGTAGGTACTTTTTGAACATAGTGGCTCTCCGAAGAGAGCCTTATGCCGTTAAACGTCGCAGTTACCCGATGGGCATCCACGTGTACCATCGTTGTTGTAGAAGCCTTCCGTTTCACCAGGAGCAATTGTTTCAGTGTTCTGGTAGTAACCGGATTTCAAACCCATCTTGACCTTGTAGATAATGTCCTTGATTTTCTCATCGGACGAAATCATCTCACCTGGACGTTTACGACGATAGAAGTCAGCTGACGACGATTGGTCAGTGAACTTCTGGACAACAGCGTATACGTCGGTAAGGTTCTTGGTTGGGATCTCCCATGCAGATTGGTACCAGTAATCAGGATTGTCACCGTGTGGTGCAGCCCACTGGATAACCGTTGTACCGTCCGACTTGTTGATAACCAAACGACGGGCAGGGTATTGACCGTTGCAGCCACCCAGAGCCTTAGAGGAAGCTTCGCCTGGCATGTGTGCGATCAACACCGAGTGAGCCAACCCACCAAGTTTGATCATCTCTGGACGCAGTAGTTCCCACTTCTTCTTGTAAAGGAGTTCGAAACCACCTTCAACGAGTTTGTCAACGTTTGGATTGACGTCATCGAATGGCAACCAGCCTTTAGCGTACTTGGTTTTGTGTGCCCATGGAGCAACACCTTCTTCACGTGCCAGACGAAGAGATGCCGCTACCAGGTGGTAAGCATGACGTTCGTTAACGAAGTGAATCTCTTCCAAGCCTGCGCGGGAGGTCCAGTCCAACTTACTACGGGCCATGTGCGTAGCCAGACCCATGATACCTACAGCGGCGTTCATGCGTTGGTTAGCAGTGAACTTCAAGTGCGGGAATGCATAGGTAGCGTGACGGATTGTGAAGTTGATCATCTTCAGTGAGTAGTAAGCAGCGAGCTCGTACTCGGCATCAGACTCAATGTTATCTACTGGAATAGCACCCAGGTTACAAGTAGCGATCTCACCACGTTGGTGATCTTCTTCCAGTACTAGGTCGACCAGTTTGTAGTACGGTTTGGTTGGCTCCATGATTTCCACACACAGGTTAGAACTGTGAATGGTTTCGGTGAATGGAGTATTGCGGTTGGCCTCGTCAATGTTCATCCAGTACGCTGTACCGGTTTCGTATGCTTCGTCAATTACGACCAGCATCAACTCACGGGCATCAATGTAATTCTTGGTGAACTTAGGATCTGCTTCGTACTTAGCGTAAAGCTTAGCGAACAGTTCAGGTTGACCACTGTAGAATGCTTCATGTAGATCAGGAGCGGTGAATACGTTGAATGTAAAGACCTGTTCCTTCTTAGCGACCTTCTGTACGAACAGTCGGTTGAGGATGAACGTGTAGTGTTGGTCACGGTTCAGCTTAGCGCCAGTCGACTTGATGTTACGCAGACGTGCGATAGTGCTGGCTTCTGGATCAAAGCATTCGTAGAATGTATTCAGTGCACCACCACGACCGTTTTGCAGGTTAGCCAATACAGCCTTACCATTAACGTTGTAGTATGGCAGTTTACCCTGGTGAACGATAGTACCGCTACGTACCGCGTCGCCAATCGAACGACACATTACGTTCATACCGATACCGGCAGAGTTCTGTGTCATGATGTCAGCGATATAGTGGCCGAGTGCCAGGGACGTACCTTCATCACCTACTGCGAACAGACAGCAAGAAGCGTAACCACGCAATGCCGTACCCATGTTCACATAGTTCGGGGTTGGGGCAGACATCTTCTTGTTGGAGAGCAACCAGTAAATGTTCTTAACGTGCTCCATACGCTGTTCACGTGGTTCATGCTCAGAGATGGTCATTGCCATACGCATATAGATGAACTGGGTGGTTTCGTACTCTTTACCAGTTACCCGGTTCTGCAGTGCATACTTGCGACGGTTGTGGTGCAACGAGAAATGCATTGCATTCAAGTCGAGGTCATGATCAATGATCTTTTCCAGTTGCTTGTATTCCGAAGTAGAATAGTCAAGCTTAACCATGATCTTATCTTTGCGCATCTGTGTTTGCAGTGCTTTAATGGTTGGAATACCGTTGTTGCCGTAGATCTTCTTACGAAGCCAAACAGCGTACAGTCGACCAGCCATCAGGAAGTGGGAGTAGTCCTTACGGTTTAAGCACTCTTCAATCAAACCCTCTTGGAAATCTTGGGATGACACTACTTCTGGCAATCGTGCACATGTATCCAGAACGATTGGCACCCAGTCGACTTTCTCTGCAGCAGCCCACTCGCCCCAGCCGTTTGCTTTTGCTGGAGAAAAGCTTTCAACTGTGCCATCCATTTTGATTATACTTTTGATCATTGTTCTACCATATCCGTCGAGTGTGAGGTTGAGTTGTCAGATTCCTAAACATAGTCTTAGGCACCTGAGTATTTCTCAATTTATCTATTTGGGAAGATTTTACCTTCCCTACGCATAGTATGTTAACAGCGCCACTAAGAGCAAAGGAGGGAGGCTTTTATTCTGCTTTATACCATCCTTAGAAGCTTTTAAGAACAAACCCCGACATACCCCTCACATTCGATCTATCCCTCCTTATATACACTCACAGGAGGTCAATCAAGGAAACTAGTAATGGCTATCTATATCCCTAAACCAGAACCAATCGAAGTCTATCGATGGTGGAAAAATGGTGATGCTCCAAGAGATGGAGTTATCAATGGTATTAACTCAGGTTCAGTTGTAGGACGACATCCTACATATGGCAGCTTCACGGGTGCCATGCATTGCCCTACTTGCGGTATTGCTATTGATAAGCACGGTGTTATCATCCAACGCATGGGTGATCTTGAGTACACACTTTGTCCAGGAGATTGGTTAAGAGTTTACCGTGATCAAAAGAAAAGAATCGTGGGATATTCTACTCTGAAGAATAAAGTTATAGAAGAGTATTACATCGACCTAGCCACTGTACCCGTACCTCCACCAGAGAAGCCAAGCAAATGAATCCCGTATACGACATGTTTAACGATCTCGCTGAAAATATGATCAAGACTGAAGGGGGCGAAGAGTTCCTAGCCAATACAGTCACATTAGTAGGCGCATCCAAAGAACAGCATACCCTGTCTCTGGCTCAAGCCAAACAGTTCATCGGTATCATTGAGGGTAACCATCCCTACCTGACCGATTATAACCCGTTGGAATTTCTGGTCTTCTCTTACCAGTTCCAGGACAAGATCAAAGCTGGTTATCTGGCAATCCAATTCCAGATCATCTATGACCACGAATCAAAAGAAATCTATGTGTCGGGTATGTTGAAGCACCCGATGACTGTAGAAGGTCATGCTGATTACAATCCGGAAGCATTGATCCCACCTATCCCATTCCAAACAACCATCGATAACGTAGGTCTGTACGGTAACCTGGCTTTGGTTAATTCCATTGCTGCTCAGTCCGATCAGCTGGCTGTCATCCGTGGTAGTTATGGCGGTTCGTTCATTTATGAATTCGGTGGGGGTAAACAATCGATTCGTAAGTATGAACCTCAAGAAGTAGAAGAACTTGACCTCGATCAAGACGAACTGCAGAAAGCAATCGGTATTGCTAAAGAGCGCGTATTGGCAGGTATCCCAGTAGACGATGTTACTATTCCAGGTAAAGCACAATGAACCCCGATGAAAACGAAATGGGTTGTAACGCCGTAGAAACAGATACCAGTCAACGTGGTTATGGTATTGAACCCACCCCTGATGCGGGTAATATCATAAGCAAATGGCCAGACCTGTTAACTGCAGATTTAAGCCAGCTTACTCGGTTCGATGCAGTGGACCAGATCCATACGTCTATTAACAGTTTGATTGAACGGACGGTGTCACCTGAAGGTTTCATCCCAGATACGTATCAACTAGTTATAGGTGGTGAAACTGTAACAGTTAATCGGGTTGTTGCGGCGCAGTTTTTTAACCTCATGTTTACTGATGCCACTGCAAAAGATCGACGTAAGGCTATCTCTGATTTCACTATCGCCATCAAACGTTGCTATGGTGACTTCTTCCCACCCATGATCGGGTCTGAGCTAACCCAGCTCACCATGGATATTGATACCATCCATCTTACACTAACGCTCGCTTGGGAATATACCAAAAGCAACGATGAGAATAGCCGTAAGATAACACTACCTCAGTTGGAGCGATTTAAGACAATCGCCCATGTGGTCGACATGAGTGAAATGCAGCGGTTGATTTGGTTACTTGGTCAGGCTACTGGTCAAGAGATCCGTCATGACGGCGTACTGCCGGTGTTCACTGTAAACATCCGCCCGATCGATAATAAGATCACGGTCGCAAAACTCAACGTATCTACTAAGGACTAGAAATGAAGCTTTCATTGATCGTAGCAATTGGGACAAATGGCGCAATCGGTAATAAAGGTACTATCCCATGGAAGTGCTCCACGGATATGAAACACTTCCGCGATACGACAATGGATGAATGGGTAGTGATGGGTCGTAAGACTTGGGAATCGTTGCCACCAACCAAACTTCCTGGTCGTGTCTGTCTGGTCCTAACCTCGCAACCATTCGATGATCCACGTGCAACTGCATTCGCTACCCTAGATGAAGCTAAGGCGTTTGCTAAAGCAGAAGGGGCAGAAGAATTGTTCATCATTGGTGGCCAGCGGCTATTCCAAGAGATGTACCAGCACTGCGATACATTGCATGTTACCACAATCAAAGCTGAAGTTGCAGAAGCAGATACGTTCTGTTCATTCACCCTGATGCCAAGCCGTTGGCGTTTGATCGCTTCTAAGGATCATGGTGACTGTGTTATCGATCGTTGGGTAAGACGTTAACATAATCGCCTCTCCTTCGGGAGAGGCTTTATGCCGTGATTTAAACAGTTTATAAGCCTATATTACTATCTTGAATATAGTCAATAAATTCGTTGACGGAAGCGTTACAAACTGATACACTGTAATAACTAAAATAATCGATGGAGTAACACATGAAAGAGCTACAACGTTTTCTGAGCCTGATCGACCAATTCATCACCCTGGGCGAACGCTTTGCGACTGGTATGTCAACTATAGGTGTGGAAATCACTTACACCTATAATCCCGATACACGGATTTTTGAGGCAGAAGAAAACGGTGTGTTGTTGGTTCATTATGATGACAACACTAAAGCTCTACTTAACTTGATGCCTGCAGATTCCATGCTCTGTGCCATCGAGGCAATGGAAGAGATTCTTTCTGATCTCACCAACGGCAAGTTTGAATGCCTTGCAATCCTGGCAGCTCATGCAGCTTTTCCTGAACATGTATTGTTCAACCCTCGCCGTCCGACGGTGTCTACGGTACAAAAAGAAATCCTGGCAAAGTCTAAAGAAATCGTTAAGGCTTTCCCATGTGGTGTGCACATGATGTTTGATGGTGTACACATCCACTACAACGGCAGGACTCGGTTGCTGACCATCATGCGTGGACCTAGCATGTATGCACGCTACAACGCTCTATCGGGAATGATGTCCTACTACTTCCCAGATGGTTACTATCAAAAGATCGAAGCAGTTATGAATAAGACGTTGGCACTAGCTAAGTCTTAACGACATATTGGCTACCCTTCGGGGTAGCCTTTATACCGTATTTTTTTTGTTTCGTTACAGTGCATATGTCGGAGTAAATCGGTTAGATCGAACCTTACGGGTACGTTCTTCCTTCACTTGACGGATCATGGCATCAATACCGACACCAGCTGTTTCATCGATGTTGACATGTTTAGACAGAGCCCGTAAACGCATCTCAATCTTTGCAGACACCATTGGGTTACGCTCGCCTTTCATCTCCAGCAACAGATCATCGAATTCACGTTTAGCTTTGGATTCGGTTTCATTACGATAGACTTCAACCTTAGTGAGTTCCCGATCGGATACAGCCGCCCGAGAGAAGATCATGTTAGAGTTGATACCGTAGTAAGAAAGGTTCTGACCTTGGATACACACCCAGTGAGATAACAGCATGGAGATAACCAAGTCATCGTGGTTACCGCGACTGTGGTCAATACGACCATTGCGGATAGTCAATGCCAGGATCTCTGTGATCAACAAGTTACAGTGCATCCGTCGTGCACCATAATCCATAGACGATGGCAACGAAACAATGTACAATGCATCTCGTGAGTAACGACCGCTACCTGCAGTGTTGAAACCGAAGTAACGCTTGAACCGATCATAGAAAGTAGGGGAACGTGCAGACATTGGAGTCTGGATATCACGGAACTCAGATTCCAGGATAGTAGCGTCATCCACGATCCGGTTAAAGATACGTTTGAATGGATCGATACCAGCTCTGTGCAAGGCAATCACAATGTAGTCGATGATAGCCATACCCATAGACTTACGTTCTGGAATGAATGTAATGTTCGGATACTTAATCAACAGACCAGCTAGGAATGCAGACAACTGCGGAATGTTAGTTTCGTTGTATCGACCAGTAGCCATGATGTCGTGTGTTTCCACATCAATGATTACCATGCCGGTGGCGTCGTTATCCTTACCTAAGAGTTCAGATGGATCGAGACCCATTACAAACCGACCTTCTGCCATCCGTTTCTCTAGCACTTCCTTGGTAACAAACCAACGAATGGAATAACCTTCCGGGGAGATCTGCGGCCAGGATACTTCTTCTTCAGATTCCTTGATCAGCTTCTTCTGTGCCTGAGAGATAGGGGAACCTTCACCACCAACAGTCCAGATATTAAAGTAATCTCGGTCAGCGATTTCACCAGCCTGAGCAGAGTCACGCAGAGTCTTATAAAGCCATTCATCGGAACGACCCAATTGACGGTGGTTAAATGCACCGTAAATGATAGGCTTAATACCGGTAGATGTTTTCTCTACTACCTTAACCAAAGTCTTCTGATCAGCTAAGTCAAACCACTGTTCAGTCCATGGTGCACCGCCAGTCAAGAACTTGTGAGCGTATGCACCATCACGTGTGGTAATGTTACCAGCAGTTGTAGTGAACACGTTGCCGTATGGTTGACCGTTAGCAGCAGCTTCGTCGCGTGCAGCAGAACCAGATGCCAGAGCAACTGGTAGCGAGTATTCGATTAAGTTGATGTACGC